CAAGGTAGCCAGGGAGACAACGGAAGGACAAGAAAGGGCAGGCCGGCGCGGTCGGTTTGGCCAGCAACACGTTGATCGATATGGCAGAACAATTCCTCCTGGTGGAGGGACCGCCCAGGGACAATATGGCAGGCGATACGGTCGTGGCGGTCTGGGTCCGAGATGGTCAACTTCAGAGGGAGGTGGCGGATACGGCACCATCCCACCGCCGCTTCCACCGCCACCGCCACCGCCAGTTGAGGAGGAGCCACCTCCACTTACGGATGAGGAACGAGCCGAACGTCGCAGAGAACGTCAAGAGCGTCGTCGTGATCGTGGTCCCAGAGGGCGAGGCCGACTCAGGTAGTTCACTATGGCGATTGGAGCTGCATGGGCCAAAGGTAAGTGGGCTGTCGGAGAGTGCGCCCGTTCCGGACGCAAGATGCTGCTCCGCAATATGATAGCGGATGGCTACTATCCTAATCTGATCGTCGATCCTCGGTGGTATGAGCCCAAGCATCCCCAGGAATCCCTGCCATCGGTCAGGGATCCAACGTCATTGTTCAGGCCAGCTCCTGAGCGAGATCAGGTTGGTGCGACGATCAACCTTGGTGGCGTTCCTCAAGTAGATCATGTTCCTGGCGGAGGCTTTGGCAGACCTCTCGGCGCTCAGATTACTGGGTTTGGGGCCATTGGCAGTGGTGTAGGAGGAGCCCAGCTTTCGTTTGGCTATGCGCTTGGCAAGATAACCGTGGAGATCACCTGACGTGGCGACAACATTATCATTTACCTACGACGAACTCATCGCTGCGATCCAAAGTTGGTTGGAAGAAGCATCCGTTGAATTTGTTGGCGATCTTTCGACCCTGGTTAAGCTGGGTGAAAGTCGTCTTGTTACAGATCTCAACTTCGAGATCTTTGACGTGGTGGTCGGAGGTGCGCTTACAGCCGGCCAGTTCGCCCAGGCAATCAAACCAGCCAACTGGCAAGGCACCAGGTCCATTCACCTACGAGATGTCGGTGGCGGCGGTCTCAGGCGCTTCTTGCAACGCAGAAGCTACGAGTGGTGCCTGGACTTTGAGCCAGACGAGAGTGCCACGGCAGAGCCGCAGTTTTACGCTGAGTTCACCGAGACCGAGTTCTTCATGGTGCCGGCTCCGGATGTAACCAATGCCTTCGAGCTGCGTCAGATCCAGACTCCTGATTCACTGGCACCAGCGAACCAGACCACCTGGTTGGGCACGAATGCTGCCGATCTGTTGCTGTACACATGCTTGATTGCCAGTGAGGAGTGGTTGAAAGGCGATGGCGGCGAGGTTGCCGCATGGAAGACCAGTTACGGTGAACTGATGAACGTCAGAAGGCTTGAGCTGAGAAGGCAATGGAGATCTGACTACAGCCCGATCCTGGAAGCTGCTAGTACGATAAGTGTCACAGGATGACCATCATTGCCGGCACCAATTTCCAATTCCTGAGAGATCAGCTATTCAACGGTGTGCATGATCCGGAGAACGACACACTGTTCTTCGCGCTGTACACGACCCTGGCTGAGATCGATGTCCGTACCGCGGATCTCCAGTCGGCCCTGAGCGATGAGATAGTTGGGACCGGATACGTGGCAGGTGGCTTCGCGCTCACGACGAATGTCATCTATACGCCAGGCGGATCTGATCGTCCGGTCATGGACATCGATGACATCGTGGTAAGCCCGGCGACCTGGGGCAACGTGGATCCAAGAGAAGGGGCGCTCGGTGGCGTTATCTACAACACCACAGCCGGCCCCCAGGCGAGCAAGATCATGTGGATCATTAACTTCGGAACGCCGATCGTGGTGGATAACGGGACATTGAGATTCAGCTTCCCGGATCCAACGAATCCAGCTTTGGCGATGGTGAGATCCGTTGGCTAATATCGCCACACCTCTGTTGCAACTTGTCGAGCAGATCACCGGAGAGAATCCGGATGGCATCTGGGGCGATACGCTCAACGGTGGATTCATGGATCTGGTGGATGACGCGATCTCTGGGCGCTCGGATATTAACGTGGAGACGATGGGTCAAGCACTGACAGATTTTCCTGGTGCGCCGAATGAATCCAGGGCCATGATGCTGGTGATTGTCGGTAACCCTGGCACATCGAGAGAGGTTGTTGTCCCTTCCAGGCAGAAGCTCTACCTGGTCAAAAACGAATCGAACGGTGATGTCGTCATAAAGACGACGAGCAGTGTCGGTGTGTTGATCGTGCCAGGAGACCTGGTTGCGGTGTACGTTGATCAGGTTCTGGATCAAGTCATTCAAATTGGCTCGGTCGGAGGCGCTTTCGAGCAAGGCTCTACCTTTCAATCGCCAGCTCAGCCAGGAACGATTATCGGATCAAGTGCTGGCGCTCAGTTTCCCGGACTCATTACAGCAACGCAGGGCAACATCGCCACTGCTCAGGTTCCTATTGACCCAGGTCCAGCAGGTGTCACGGTGAATGACACGAGCTATCGATGGGTCAAAACCAACTTCCCTGGTGGCACACCGGATGGCTCGCAGTATTCTCCATCACCATCCCTCGATCATTGCTATACGATCGCGATTGCGGAAGACGATGGAATCATTACGATTTTCCATGATTGCTACGTCTGCTTTTTTGCTGATGGCCTGAGCATCGAGTTCTTCAAGTGCAGTGGAGCGGCCTGGATTAGCGGCACCGTTCGATTTGCCTCGCAAAATCATAGACCTCTTTTCACGAATTACCCACGAGTCTGATCGATGGTCGATACTTTTACCTCAAGAGTGAGACTGCGTAAGCCGGAAGTCGGAGCCAAGCTCGACGAGTGGGCTCCTCCGATCACTGCTGGATTGAATGACGGTGTGGCCGACATGATCGATCAGGCCATGGCGCAGATCATCGACATCGATGTGACTGTCGGTAACATCATCCTGAGTACAGCCGAGGGGCTTCCTGACACGCAGCGACCAATGTTTATTCGCGCCTTCGGTACGGCTGGCACACCGCGGGATATTTCAGTGCCGGATCCGCCGACTCAGAAGATGTACGTGGCGGAAAATACTGCTGACGATGACGTGACCTTCAAGACAATCTCTGGCTCAGGCGTGACCTTGAAGCCAGGGATCCGCGCAGTGTTGTTTGTTGATGAAGTCCTGGACGATGTGTTCTCGGTCAGGTTTTTGGACGATGCTGTGGAAGCTCCATCGCTCTGGATTACTGGCACGTTTGACATGGAAGGATCATCGCCAACAACAACATTGACCTATCGCTATGCGATTCAGGGCGAGCGGATCATGTTCCAACTACAGGACTGGCAAAACATCACGATGTCTCCAGACCCAGGCAATCCATTTTCAGAGTTCGACCTGATCCCGAATACTCCGGCTCTGTTTCCTGCGGAAGCCTTGCCTTCGTTTGATCAGTCATGGCCGGTCTATATGCGGATCAGTGCATCGATCGTCGAGAAGTGGAGCTTCACCATTGAGGCTGGCACATGGAAGTTTTCTAAGGATGATTTCCTGATACCGATACCGGATAACTCGGTCATGACGCTACCGCGCACCCAGACCGTGACCTACTACAGCCTGGGCTTCTGATGGCTGATACCTTCACTCAGCAACTGCGCCTGACCAAGCAGACTGACCAGGAAAACGTCAACATCTGGGGCAACAATTACAACGATGGTGTGATCGATCTGTCCGAGGATTCTATTGCTGCCAGAGTCGATCTTAACGTCACGCTTTCGAGTCTCGAACTGAGCGTAGCAAACGGCTCTCCGGACACTTCCAGGCCCATGTTCTTGCATGTGATCGGCAATCCAGGAGAGCCCAGGGTCATTACTGTTCCTCCGCTTCAGAAGCTATACGTTGTCTCAAACGAGACTGATCCACCGTTTGATGTCGAGGTCAGGACCGAGGTCAATCCAGGGCGGCTCGTTCCTCCTGGAGCGAGATCATTCGTGTACGTCGATCAGGCGAACAATATCGTCCGTGCGCCGACCGATGCTGCCGGCGATACAGCACTGACGCTGGAAGCTCCGTTTCAATCTCAGGTTTTCGACATCGACAATGCGACCGCTGGCATGACCTCGTTCACGATCACCTTTCAGTCTCAAGGTGGCCTGACCGTTGTCAGGATCCCATTGCTCGACACCACTGTCAGCACCGATCTTTTTACCATTCAGCCTGCAACTGGTCCGGTCGATCCTGGCCTGGTGCCAAGTGGGCCAAACCAGAATGAGTATGATCTGTGCCTGAAGGAAAACGGTGTCCTGGTCGAATGCTGGTTCCGATTCTCGACTGGAGTTGGCCCAATTCAGTTCAACCCCTCTGCTGGAGGACAATTCACTCCAGGATCTCAACGGGTAACTCAGTATCCGCTTGAGTTCATTATTCATCGAGGGCTCACCTAATGGCGATTAGGAGCAAATTGGTAGAGCTTGCGATCGGTCCAGGAGTCCTGACCGAGGAGACAGATCGTGGTGCCTTCGGTCGATACAAGGATGGCGACAAGATTCGTTTTCGCCAGCTCCTGGTTGAGAAGCTGGGCGGCTGGGTCTTGTCTTCGTTGGGTACTGCGCCTGGTGACGTAAACAATAACAGTCAGTTCACTGGCCTGAGCGCAACCTACATCATCGGCGCGTCCACAATCCAACTTGAGGATCCCATTAGCGTTCTGGATGGAGATCCGATATGGCTCTTTGGCTCATCCCTGGTTGGAGCCTGGGGCACCAGGACGATCAGCGATGTAGCAGCGGTCGAGGGAGCTTTCAAATTTGATCTCGATGCTGCGGTCACGGCTTCCACTGGCGATGCGTTCGTCATTGAGTATCCGGCAGAGTTCGTTGCCGGCGATCCTGATTTCGCCAACGTCATTCTGCTTGCTGATGAAGACGGTGCTGATGGTGCTACTTCGTACACGGAGCGTTCGTCTAATGCGTTCAGCGCGGCGTTCGTCGGTCAGGCCCAGCTCGATACTGCTGAGTTCAAGTTCGGCCCTTCATCATTGCTGATGGACGGTGCTGGCGACTACCAGTCATACGCTGACGATCCTGGCCTGAAACTTGGTTCAGGTCCATTTACCATAGAAGGCTGGGTGAGATTTAATACATTGCCACCTGCGACTTCGCCATCGACGGGAGTGTCATTGATTTCGCAGTGGGAAGGTGCGGGATCAGATCGAGCATTCGACGTAAGTATTCAGAACCATTCGTTTTTTGACTTCTCGATCAGCTTTGAATGGGTTGATGTTGGCATAAGGGTTGAATCGGGGAGCATCGATCCGCTTGATCCAGTCATAAATCAGTGGTTCCACTGGGCCGTAATAAGAGATGCAAATGACGCTCTGTTTATGTGGTGGGACGGTGCCAGAGAGTTCAATAGCGCCCCCGGTAGTTTTGATGGGGCAATAGCTGTTTCCACAGTACCCGTAAAACTCGGTATCCGTGATCCGGGCGAGACTCCGCCTGATGACCAGGCCCTTGATGGCTGGCTTGACGATGTACGCATCACCAAAAATACTGTGCGATACGATACCAGCGGCGACCTCATTGTGCCTGCGTCAGCATTCCCAACCAATCTCGGAGGAGCCTCTGGTGGAGCAACGGTTATCAGTGGCGGCACGGTGGGCTCTGAGATCCTGATCATCGACAAAGCGATCAACACCTACCTGACTGCCGGCACGATCGTCAGGATTGATCTCGATGGCGGTGGTGTTCATTTCACCAGGACCACCACGAACATCATCGCCGGCTCGTCAACGATAACGATCCAGGATCCGTTGCCTGCTGTTCCGGCTGCCGGCGATTCACTTAATCTCTACTGTGCCACCTCAGATATTGTGGATAACGACGCCGAGCTGAGCTATGTGATTCGCTTCCTGGCAGCAGACATCGCTGCCTCGACAACCGTCAGGCTTACCGAATCCCTGCCGTGTGATGCCGATGGTCACAACGTCAACATCTTCGAGTTTCAACTGACTACGGCAGATGGCGACCAGGCATCGACAACCAGTTTGAATATCACGCCAGTCACGCTGATTGCGAATGTGGACGGTGATAGCTTCCCGAACTCAATCGTGGTGGCTCCGGTCTTTCAGTCAGAAGAAACCTGCTACCTGGGATTCGCCAGGGCCCTGCATGACTGGGTAGATCTCGACGGTGAGCGATGGCTGGCTATTGGCACTGACCTGAAGTTGTACCTGGTGAACCAGGGAACACTGTTTGATATTACGCCGCTTCGCCAGATAGGCATTCTCACGGATCCGTTCGACACGGTTTTAGATGATCAGACGGTGACCGTGAATGATGTGGCTCACGGTGGCGCGGTCGGAAACTTTGTTCGATTTACGGGAGCATCAATCGTTGGTGGCCTGGATCTCAATGGCGAGTTCCAGATCGCAACCGTGATCGATGCCAACAGCTACACCATCGAGGCAGATTTCCCGGCCACCTCTACCGCTTCAGGTGGCGGCACGGTGCTGTTCGAGTACGACATTGACATCGGCGCAGCCGGCAATGTCACTGTGCAGGGCTGGGGCACCGGGCCCTATGGCGGAGGTCTGTACGGTTTTGGAGCAACGACCACCGGCATCGCTGTCAAACTCAGGATCTGGAGCCTGGATAACTTTGGTGAAGATCTACTGGCCGCGCCGAGCGGCGGATCTCTGTATCACTGGGATCTGAGCCTCGGTACGACAACTCGTGCTGTCCTGGTGGAGGAAGCTCCAGCTACCATTCAATGGATGACGGTATCTCCGGAGGCCAGGCATGTCATCACCTTCGGTGCAGGAACAGGAAATGCAGTATCTCCTGGGGATCCAGACAAACTCCTGATCAGATGGTCCAGCTCGGAGAACTTCGAGGACTGGGTGCCGACCTCAATCAACACTGCCGGCGACTTGCGCCTGGATAAGGGCTCAGAGATCGTCACGGCAATCGAGTCTCGCGGCGACATCATCGTCATGACCGATGAGTCGCTTCATGCGATGCAGTTTATCGGTGGCGGTTTGGTCTTCAGTCTCAGACACCTGGGTCAGAGTGTGGCGATTATCGGCCCGAATGGTGGCGTCGATGTGAATGGCATCGTGTTCTTCATGGGCGAAGACGACTTCCTGATCTATGACGGTGTGCTGCGAGTGCTGGACTGTGATGTTCGCAACCAGGT